GCATGAGTACCATAAAGACTAACGCAATCCTTGACGCTTCAGGTGGTAACACAACCACGATCAATGGTGCTACGCCTACTGCCTATAACACTATGGGCAAGAACAGGATCATTAATGGTGCTATGGATATTGACCAGAGGAATGCTGGGGCTAGTGTGACTCCTGCTAGTGGTGATTATACTTTAGATAGATGGAGAACTTCTTTAACACAATCTAGTAAATACTCTGTTCAACAAACATCAACTGCCCCCTCTGGTTTTGTAAACTCATTAAAGGTTACATCTCTTTCATCATATAGTGTTTTAGCTTCTGATTTATTCTTAATTCAACAAAGAATTGAAGGTAATAACATTGCTGATTTAGCTTGGGGAACAAGTGCTGCAAAAACTATTACGCTTTCTTTTTGGGTTCGGAGTTCATTAACAGGAACGTTTGGTGGAACAGTAGCAGGAGTTGGTGGTCGTTCTTATCCGTTCAGTTACACGATTTCATCTGCTGATACATGGGAACAAAAAAGTATTACTGTTACTGGAGATACAAGCGGTACTTGGGCTACTGATAATACTATAGGTATGTATATTTATTTTGGTCTTGGTGTTGGTTCTGATTATCTTAATACAGCAGGCTCATGGTATGGTACATCTTACTATTCAGCAACAGGTGCGACAAGCGTAGTCGGCACATCAGGAGCAACCTTCTACATCACAGGAGTCCAGCTAGAGGTAGGCTCTGTAGCCACTGAGTTTGAGCGCAGACTGTATGGCACTGAGTTGGCTTTGTGTCAGAGGTATTATGAAAAAAGTTATGATACTCTATCAGCAGTACCTACAAACACCACTTTAGGTAATCATGTTGGAATCGTAGATACGCAAAGTCTGACTGCAATTCACGCAAATATTAGATTTAGGGTGGAAAAGAGAACAAATCCGACTATGAATTTTTACAAATATGAAACGACTGCTGGTGTATGGGCAAAAAATTCAGATAATTCAAACACAGGAACATTAACTACTCCTTGGGGAATAGGTACTACTGGAGTTGGAAGACTTGATAGTAGCACATCATTAAGTTCTGGTGGAATGTATCATGGTCAATGGTCTGCAACAGCGGAGTTATAAATGTATAAACTAATTAAAAATCCAATTACAAAAGAAGTAACTGTCATTTTTCGTTTAACTGATTATGCAAACATACCAGTAGACCCCGCCAACACAGACTACCAAGAGTATCTGAAGTGGTTAGCTGAAGGCAACACGCCTGAACCTGCGGATAACTAATGAGTACATATTATGTCGAACCAGATCCATTAGCCACAGGCGGAGAGGCGTACTGGCTAGAAGGATATGCGGTAGGTGACGCTAAGTTAGCTGGAATGCTTACTAGCGGCACATCGACTACTATTACGGCAGGATATAGATACTTACAGCCAGTAGGATTTTTAAGTGAAGGCAGTGGAACTACATTGATTGGCGGATACGCCATAAGGCCAACAGGATTCTTAGCTGAAGCAACATCCACTTCGTTATTTGGCGGGAACTACATATCATCATCTGGAATAGTACAGTTTCCAGAATCAACAACCATTATCAATGGCGATAAAAGAATTACTGCCGCAGTTGTTTCACGCCCAACTGTTACAACAATTATATCTGCGCGCCTCAAGTGGGAGGGCGAAGATGTAAATGTTGAAACATGGACTAATCAGGCGGAGAATTCCGAATCATGGACAAAATTATCAACTAACTCTGAAACTTGGACTGAGGTAAATTAAATGGCTGATACTACGACCACTACTTATGGGCTGACTAAACCGGAGGTTGGCGCATCAGAGAATACTTGGGGAACCAAGTTAAATACTAACTTAGACACTATCGACGACTTGCTCGACGGGACTACGGCGATTGCGCCAAACTTAACTGCTGGAAGCTGGAAAGTCGGCGGAACGGCTATTACGGCTACCGCCGCAGAGCTAAATTACGTTGATGGCGTTACATCTGCAATACAGACGCAAATGGACTTAAAAGCGCCACTGGCATCTCCGGCATTAACTGGAACGCCTACTGCAATTCTTGCTGCGACAGGAACAAACACTACTCAAATAGCAACTACATCATTTGTTCAGCAAGAAATAAATGCTCAAAATTTAGGAACTATGTCGACTCAAGCATCTAATTCAGTATCAATTACTGGCGGGACAATTAGCGGAACAACCATTAATACTTATACGGTTGGATCAAATTCTGTCGGCACAAGAACAGTATCTACATCATCGCCTAGTGGCGGATCTAACGGTGACATTTGGTATAAATACTAATGACTATCTACGTTAAAGATGGCGGTACTTGGCGAGAACCTAAAGAAGTTTTTGTCAATGATGGAGGCACATGGAGAACTATTAAAGAACTTCATGTAAACGACTCTGGTACTTGGAGAAAGATATTTCCAGAGACAGGTACTTATACTCAGTCTACTCCGGGAACTTATTATTGGACTGTTCCTCAAGGAGTGTACAGCATCACCGCTTCTGTCTACGGAGCAGGAGGAGGTGGAGGATCACAATGGTTTTGTGGAGATGGTAACGGAGGTAACGGTGGTGGTTCTGGTGGTTATAACACTGGTCAAACATTAGCTGTTACTCCCGGTGAATCATTAACTGTAGTGGTTGGAGCAGGCGGATCAGGAGGCACTTTCCCCGGAGTTTGTCAAGGTGGAGCTAGTGGATCAAACGGAGGTTCTACTTCTGTTACTGGTGGATCAGGAAACGTAACAGCTACTGGTGGTGGCGGTGCTGGTACTTTTGGGGGAGCTATTGGAACAGGTGGATCTCCTAACGGGGTTAACGGAAATAGTGGTCAGTTATATGGTAACGGAGGATCTGGCGGAAGTAACGGCACTGGTTATGGTAATGGTGGTACAGGTGGTGGTGGCCCTTGGGGAGGTAACGGATTAAGTGGTTCTAATGGTTATATTTCATTTACATGGTAACGTATGATAGCTAGTGATGAAAAACAAGAGCAAAGAAGAAACACTTGTAATTCATGTGACAAAAATAAGTTAGGAGTTTGTACTGAATGTGGTTGTGTCTTAGCTTTTAAAAGTAAGTTTGAAAAAGCTAGTTGTCCATTAGGAAAGTGGTAAAGGAACAATAATGGCGTTGATCCCGTTAAAACTGCCTCCGGGCATATACAGAAATGGAACTGAGTTTGAGCAATCTAACAGATGGCGAGACTCCAGTTTAATTAGATGGGCAGAGGGCAGTTTACGGCCAGTTGGCGGATGGACTGATTTTGTAACGTCTGGTATTGCCGCAGCGCCTAGGGCTATGCATGGATGGCGTGATTTAAATGACAATAACAATATAGCTGCAGGAACATATAATAAGCTATATGCAATTAGTTCTGCCGGAACGATTACAGATATAACTCCATCAGGATTAAATGCAGGTCGCGAGGACGCAACAGAAAATACAGGTTACGGCGGCGGATATTACAACGTAGGAACTTACAATACTCCTAGAACTCCTACGGCAACATGGCTTCCAGCCACTACATGGTCATTAGATAACTTTGGCGAGGATCTGGTCGCGTGTTCAACAGACGATGGAAAACTGTATTTGTGGGACGTAGACGGTGGTGGCATTGCAGCAGTGATAAGTGGAGCGCCAACAAACAATGAAGGATTAATAGTTACAGAAGAACGTTTCTTGTTTGCGCTTGGCGCTGGTGGAAACTCTCGAAAGGTGCAGTGGTGCGACAAGGAGGATACCAGTACATGGTCTCCTGCCGCTACAAACGAAGCTGGCGACATTGAGCTACAAACATCTGGATCTATTAAGACTGCCACGCGTGTGCGCGGGAGAACGCTGATCCTAACAGATACAGACGCGCATTTGGCCACATATCAAGGGCCACCGTATGTTTACGGATTTGAGCGTATTGGATCTGCTTGCGGTACCGACTCTCCAAAATCATTAGTTGCCGTTGATCAGATGGCGTTCTGGATGGGGCAGAAGGGATTCTTTGTATTTGACGGTTCAATCAGTCGAGAGCTTAACTGCGACGTTAGTGACTATGTATTTAGAGATATAAACACTAACCAGATCAGTAAAGTGTACGGCGTACACAATAGCCGTTACTCAGAGATATGGTGGTTCTATCCTAGTGAGGATTCTGTAGAAAACAATAGATACGTCACATTCGATTACAAGGACAATTTTTGGACGTTTGGCCAGTTATCAAGAACTGCCGCCATGGATATTGGTATATTGAGATATCCAGTTTGGGCGGCATCAGACGGTCAATTGTACTTCCACGAGTATGGATTTAATCACGCGGGAGCTACTGCATTTGTTGAATCTGGCCCGATAAGTCTTGGAAACGGTGATAACATTATGAAAGTTACACAATTGATCCCAGACGAGCAAACACAGGGCGACGTTACGGCTAAGTTCAAAACTAGATTCTATCCAAACGGCTCCGAGACGGAGTACGGTAGCTACACGATGTCCAATCCTACTGACGTTAGATTTAGCGGTAGGCAGATCAGGATGCGCGTTGAGACTACAATCAATGATGATTGGAGAGTCGGAGTGATGCGTATTGAGGCCAGCCCCGGAGGTAAGCGTTGAGTACACCTCCACCACCACTGGGCGGAAACTGGCGCGAGTGGGCAGAGCGCCTAAATCAGTTTATTCGCAGGACTGCAAATAAGCTAGATTACAAGACTTCTGGCGAGTCAGCATCTGAAGATGGAGTCATGTTGTGGAACGAGGAAATAGGCCACATGGTTTTGTCAACAAATGGTCAATATTTACCAATTCCATACGGCGAGAACTCATATGGCTTTTTTGCTGATTTTAACAATCAGACCGCCGCTACAATTAATACGGCAACCGCAATAACTTGGGATACTGAGGCTTATTCTCATAATGTATCGATAGATGCAACAGACTCAAGTAAAATTGTGTTTGAGAAAAGTGGCGTATATGAGCTAACTTTTACTGGAGAGATAGTATCTAGTTCGGCCAGTGCAAAAACGTTTTATTTTTGGCCAAGAATAAACGGATCAAACGTTCCTAATTCAACTATGGTGACTACTCTTGAGGCAAATGGGCAAAAGAAAATAGTGTCGAGAAGTGGCATTTTTGATGTTTCTGCAAACGATTATTTACAGGCAATGTTTGCCGTATCAGATGTTACGGCATCATTAAGCACTACAGCCGCAACAGCATTTTGCCCAGCTTCGCCATCTGTGACGCTATCTGTAAGTGAGCTAGAGGTTCCATGAAAAAGGCTGAATACTCAAATGGCATGGTTGATGAGATATATCGGTGCAAGCACTATATTGAGGATGCCTTGGCTTATTCTGGCGATACTCATAACTTTGATGATGTTGTGCTTGGGATTCTTACTGGCCACTTTCAGTTTTGGCCTACAGAGGATTCTTGTATGGTCACTGAAATAGTTGTATATCCAAGAAAAAAAGTATTTCACGTTTTTTTGGCTGGTGGTAGTCTTAATCAACTTATAGATTTCCACAAGCCAGCAACTGAGTGGGCTAAAGCGCAAGGATGCACCGGGATGACCATAACTGGAAGGCCGGGCTGGGAAAGAGTTTTAGCCAAGCATGGTTGGGATTATCAGTTTACGACGTTAAAAAAGGAGATTTAAATGAGTAGCGGTGGTGGAAAAGGCGGTAGCAGAACTACCGAGACAAAAATTCCAGATTGGATAGCTCAACCAGCTACCAGAAACTTAGCTAGGGCTGAGGCGGCGCAAAAAATAGGATATATGCCATATTCTGGGCCAGATGTTGCTGCATTTAATCCAATGCAACAGGCGGCTATGCAGGCCAATATTGGCGCTGGTGAGGCTTTTGGACTGTTAAGCCCGGGATCGCTACAGCCATTACAAGGAATGCCAGCACCGCAAACTTATGCTGGCGGTATGCAAGGATATTCATCTATGCCGTTATATGATCAGGCAGTGGCTGAGTTACAGTCCAGAAGCCCTAATCAGGTAGCCGCATACAATCAGCTATTCGTACCGAGAGGATAAAGATATGGCAGGCGCACCGCAGGGCGGAACACCAAACGTAAATCAAGCAGCAGCGCAAGGCGTTTATGGCGCTGGATTAGGATCAGCCGCAGGGATGGGATACACGCCACAGCAAGTACAAGCTGGGCAACTATCGTCTACTGACATTGGTCAGTACATGAATCCTTACACCGAGCAAGTAATCAGGGCTAACGAGGCTGATATTCTGCGTGGCGCTCAAATGGGGCTAGATATCCTTGGAGCCAAGGCGCAAGCCGCAGGAGCATACGGCGGATCTCGACAGGCGATTGCAGAGTCAGAATATGGCAGAAATGTGGCACAACAGTTGGCTCAATCTTCTGCTGGATTAAGACAAGCTGGATTCCAGAACGCTCAACAGGCCGCATTAAGTGACATTCAAAACAGAATGGCGGCTGGTCAATTTAACGTTGGATCTGGCTTGCAGGGCGCACAACAGCGTCTAGCGGCCGCAAATCAGCTTGCGAATGTATCTAACCTTGGATTTGGTATGGGTCAGCAAGTTCAAGCTAATCTTGCTCAACAAGGCGCAATGCAACAAGCCATGCAACAACAGCTTATTGATGCAGCTAAAGCTCAATATGGAGGATACGTTGGAGCGCCTCAACAGTCTATTGGATACGTTTCTCAGGCACTTGGTGCTACTCCAGTTCCTCAGACTCAAGTTGCTACAAGACAGCCGGGATTGTTTGATTACCTAACTTTGGCGGCTACTGCTGCTAGTGGAAGATCATAAAAATGAATCCTTATTACTATTTATCTCCTGAGTTTTTGAGACAGCTTTATTCTCAAAATTATCAAATGATGAATCAAGCTGGAATGCAACAGCCACAGCAAATGGATCCAAGAATTTCTATGGCTCAAGAAATGACACAGCAACAGCAAATGCCTATAAATCGGCCACAAATGCTTGGCCTTGCGGAGTCTCAAAATGCTATGGCAACTATGGATCAGCAAGACAAAGCATTGCAACAAGCTATTTCTGGATACATGAAATCAAGCAAAGATAAACCAGAAGGCGTTGATTTAGATGGGCAAAAAAAGAAAAAAACTCTCTGGGACTTTATTGGATAATAAATATGCCTGAAATTAGAACGCATCCAGAAACTGGAAAAAAAGTTATTTTTTATTCTTTGGGAGAAGATGTACCAATTAATGGAGGTCAAGTATATACAACTCCAAACGGAAACTATATTGAAATTCCAGATACCGGAACACAATATGTTGAAGGATCGTATCAAAGAAAAGACTTTACTCAGCCTCAATTAGAGGCATCTAAAGATATCTTAATGGAAAGAGGGCTTTTGCCTTATGCCGCCGGAAGGACTATAAATAATTTAGATTTGGCAAGAGAAAGAGACAGAAATATTCTTTATGAACAATCCTTAAAGAGAGTAACTCCAGAGCCTCAAAATATTGCTAATGCTATGTTGCCAAACGGCGTTCAAGGATTGCTTGGCCCATTGGTTGAAAAGGTTGGCAGAAGATTTTCTGATACCAAATCAGCTCAAAGCCAAGCTATTAATCAGTTTGCGGCTGCCGGACAGGCATCTCCTTCTGTAGTTCCTGATAATAGAACAACTCCAGATCAACTTACTGCCATTCAAACTTATCCAGATACCAATCAATACCAAAATGTTTATGTTCCATCAAATGAATACGGAAGCGCAGACACTTTAGTTGCTGGCAATTCCGATAATCCATTCTCACGATCTTATGAAGCAGGCCAAGGAACTGGTATTTCAAATGCACTTCGAGATCAAGGCGGGACTAACACATTAAGTGGCGGCACAACTTCAGATGGGCCTATGTTTCGTACTTATGGTGGATTAATGAATTTCCCATCAGGAAGAAATGCATCAGAAGATGTATCTGGTGAAGGCGGAGGAATGTTTGGAGTTTCAAGTGTAATTTTGCCGGATGGATCTGTTAGTAAAGATGTCAATCAAAAAGCTGACGACGCTATAAGACAAGTTGAAATATTAGAAAAATCTATTAATGCTGATTCTAAATTAAGTGAAGAATTTAACTCACAAAAAAATCAAGCAGCTTCTGATAATGATCCATACAAATGGCAAAATTTATTTGCTAATCTCGCTATTGCATTTAATACAATGCGATTAGATCCAGATCCTCAAATACCTGCAATAATGGCTGATAGGATTAAGACAAATAGGGCATTGTATCAGTCATCAAAAACAGCAAAATTCTTTGAAAAAGATTATCCAGAAATTGCAAATATGGTAAGAACTGGAGCGCTTGAGCCTAAAGATGCGCTTACTTACATTACTAAAGTTGGTGATGCGTCTAAACTTACCGAGGCAATAAACACAAGATTGCAAGCAGTAAAAATATTAGGCCTTCAGCCCGGATCTAAAGAATACAATTCTGTTATTGCAGGAGGAAAGCCTACAGATCCAAGTGCAACTGCGTATGAAAGAAGAGCCAGCGCTAGAAAAGAATTCAATAGCATGGACGCAATTAAAGATTTTAGATCAGTTCGTTCTGCATACGGCAGAATTTTAGCGTCAGCCGATAAGCCTAGTGCCGCAGGCGATCTTGCATTGATATTTAATTATATGAAGATGCTTGATCCGGGATCAGTAGTTAGGGAAAGCGAATTTAGAACAGCCCAACAAGCAAAAGCATGGTTTGTAAATTTAGATGATGAATCTAGAAGCAAGGTTCCAAATTTTGTTAGAACATGGATACAAGGTGCGACTGAGGGAACAATGTTGCTTCCTGCGCAAAGACGAGACTTCGTTTCTAGATCAGAGGCATTGTACGATGATGCCGAAGAAATTTATTTAAATACTCGTAATCAATATGATGAGATTGCCAAAAAAGAGAAATATCTTGAAGAAGGCGAAAGTTTATTTATTGATGAAAGATATACTGGAAAGAATAGAACGTATCCGGTTCCTAAAGTTGGAGATGAAGAAGTTGGAACTGATGGAACGGTATATAGATTTGTTGGCGGGGATCCAAATAATGAAAAAAATTGGGAAAAGGTAAAGTAATTAGGAGATAAGATGCCACAGCCTTGGGAACGTAATTACAAAGCAAGAAGCACCAAAGAAATGTTTGTTGGATCTGAGGATGCAAATTCTTTGCCTTCATCTGTAGAGGACATTGCTTCTAGGGCAAGATTAAGCCAAGAAGATCCTCAAAAACTTAGATCGTCACTTCAAGGTTTGACGTTATATCTTGGAGATGAATTAGAAGCATTTGCAAGATCAAATTGGAATAAAATTGCAGGCGGAGAAACTGATTACGAGACAATTAGAGATGAAATAAGAAACAAAATTGAAAATTATCAACGCAACAATCCCGGAGAATCGCTTACTTATGAGGTAATTGGAGCTATAGCTCCTACTGCTGCAATGCTTTTAGCCCCCGGCGGTCAAGGCCCGGGAATTGCAAATATATCAGCAAACCTAGCAAAAATAGGTAAAGCTGGTATTGAGGCGAGTAAGGCTTCAAATATACTTAAAGGTGTTGGAACTAATGTTTTAAAAGGGATTAGCGAAGGCGCAGTAGGAAGTTACGGGCAAAGCGAAAAAGAATCATTTCTTGATAGCACTGAAGAGATACTTGAGGGGGGAGGAGTTGGCGGTGCTATATCAGGAACGCTTTCAATAGGTGGCAGAGCGCTTGGATTTGTTGGAAATACTTTCTTTGATGCAGTTACATCGCTTTTTGGCGCAGAAGGCAAAACAATTGTTGCCAGAAAACTAAAAGAAATTGTCGAAAGAACTGGAAGCACTCCAGATGAAGCAATAGCAAAAATAATGCGTGGAGAATTGCTTGCTGAAGATCCGGGATTAAACGCTTTAGTAAAAGTTATAAGAGAACAAGGCGGAGAGCCAGCGAGAAGATTACAGGCAACTTTGGATTATAAATCTGGTGCTAGATCAAGGAGAGTTTTAAGCACTGAAAGAGCAGCTCAAAAGGAATTGCAAACAGCTTTAGTTCCATCTCAAAGAATTGATGACAATTTAGTAGATTATTTTAATGTTGATGACGCAGCAGCAAAGTTGGCTGAAAACAAGGCTTACGGAAATGTGTTTGATGTTCCTGTAAATCTTAACTCTGAATTATTTCAGGATCTTACTGATTTATTAAAAGGCAATAGAACAGTACAAAAAGCTATAGAAGATATTTACGCATCAAATCCAAATATGAAAAAGTTTTTTGCTATAGATGCAAAAACTGGAAAGATGAAGATTGATAGCAAGGGAAGAGTTGTTTTAAAAGGAACTCCAACTATTGAAGATGCTGAAAATATTAAAAGAGCGCTTGATGAAACTATTGATGCTTATTACAAAATGCAAGGCACAGGATCTACTGTTGCTACAAATCTGCAACAAAGACTAGATCGATTTGTAAATAAACTTGACTCATTTTCTCCAGAGTTAGCTGTTGCTAGGTCTGATGCTGCATTGTTAAGATCAAGCAGAAAGGCATACAAAGAAGCTCAAACCGATCTTGGAAAGCAGAATCAAGAAGAAGTTATTTCTAGGATTAATAAATATCTTAATGCTGCAGAAAACGGAACTCCAGACGAATTAAATGCATATAGACTGGGGATGATGACTGCGATTAAAAATAAATTTGTAGGAAAAGAAGATATTGCTAGGGCATTATCTACTCCGGGGACAAAGGAATATCAAATATTATCTAGAATAGTTCCAGAAAACCAATTGGATGATGTAATTTCAAAATTAGAAGTTTCGGCTCAGTCAAGAAGATCAATATCTAAAATGGCTGGAGGATCAGATACTCAAGAAAAACTAGCTGCTGAAGCATTTATGAATAGACCTGTCCCAGCGCAGGCAATAACTGCTGCATTAAAAGGTGACTTTAGTATGGCAATTCCAGCTTTAATTGGAATGTTTAAGCCGGGCCTTAACGAAAGGCAAAAAAGTGAAATAACAAGGTTATTGTTGGCTGATAAAGATATGGTCGAATTGGTCAAGAGATCTTTATACGATGAAGGCGCTTTAGGCCTATTACAAAATAAAGTAAACGCATTATCAAGAGTTGCTTTTGGCGGAGTTAGAAGGCAAGCAAGCGCAAATCCTGTTCAAACTACAACTGGAATTTTAGACTTACTTAATCTTCCATAGGGAAAAATAAATGAAGCCAGAACGCATGGACAAATCAACGATTCAGGGCATAGTTAGAGATGCTGTTTCTGACGCTGTTGACTTTATTGAGAGTGAAGTAGCTGATGATCGAATCAAGGCACAAAGATACTTTGATGGCGAAGTAGATATCGGCCAAGAAGACGGCAGATCAAAAGTAGTTGCGACTAAAGTACGCGACACGGTTCGAGCTATCAAGCCAAGCCTTATGCGAGTGTTTTTGTCTAACGATAAGCCAGTTGAGTATGTGCCAAAAGGCCCAGAGGACGTTGGAACGGCGCAAATGGCAACTCAGTATATGCACTGGGCGTTTGGCGAGCTTGGCGGATATCGCATCGTAAATGACGCATTTCATGACGCATTAGTCAAAAAGGTTGGAGTTCTTAAAACGTATTGGGATAAATACACAGACGTTGAGACTTATACGTTTACCAACTTAACCGATGAAGAGTTTGCTGCGATAGTAAACGAAGATGACGTAGATGTGATTGAGCATAGCGAAGAAAGCTCCATGTCAATTGACGAAATGGGCATGGAGATAGAGGCCACTCAGCACAGCGTCACAATTAACAGAAAGACTGAAAAGGGCCGTTTAAAGGTCGAATCAGTGCCACCAGAGGAATTCATGGTGGACAGGAACGCTCGATCAATTGACGACTTTTATGTAGTTGCTCACCGAACCGAGATGCGCGTATCTGACGTTGTAAACATGGGATACGACTTTGAGGAAGTGTCAAACTTAGACGGAATTGGCTCAAGTGACACATACTCAGAGGCAGAAGATTTTGAGCGTCGCGGCTACCAGATGGAAGAGGAAGAGCAAACCAAAGACGTATCTATGAAGCTCGTGGCAATCACCGAGGCTTACATGAAGATGGACATCGAAGGCACGGGAATCGCTCAAATGTACAAATTCATCCTTGGCGGAAGCAATTACCAGCTACTGGATTACGAGCCTTGGGGCGAGGTTCCATTTGCCATATTTGAGGTAGATCCAGAGCCACACGCATTCTTTGGACGATCAATCGCCGATCTCATCCTAGAAGATCAAGACGCAGCCACAGCCATGCTTCGTGGCGTACTTGATAACGTAGCATTGACCAACAATCCAAGACTTGGATTTGTGGAAAATCAGGTCAATGTCGATGACCTATTAAACAATGAGATTGGCGGCCTAATCCGCATGAAGCAACCAAACGCCATACAAGAGATTTCTGTGCCGTTTGTGGCCGCTAATACGCTTACGGCTATCCAATATATGGATCAGATGATTGAGGGCAAGACAGGCGTTTCTAGGGCCGCTATGGGCCTAGATCCAGATGCCCTTCAAAATACTACCGCTACGGCTGCTCAGTTGACCGCACAGGGCGGCGCGGCTCAGATAGAGGTAATGGCAAGGAATCTGGCAGAGGGCGGCATGAAGCGCCTATTTAAGCTCATGTTGAAGTTGTTTATTGAAAACAGTGACGAAGAGCAAATGATGCGTATGAACAGCCAGTTTGTGCCTGTTGATCCACGTTCTTGGAACACCAACATGGACGTTATGTGTAACGTCGGTCTTGGAACTGGACAAGAAGATCAGAAAGCAGCCGCGTTGCAACAGGCTCTAGGGCTACAGATGCAGATATGGCAGGCTTATGGGCCGGGCAATGGCTTGGTCACAATGACGCTAATTCGCAATACATTGGCTGATATGTTGGCGGTTGCTGGCATTAGAAACAGTGACAGATACTTCTCGCCACTTAATGATCAGACAGAGCAACAGTTGATCATGATGAAACAACAGCAGGCAGCTAATAGTCCACAGCCGATTGATCCCGGTCAGGCTCTTATACAGGCCGAGCAACTCAAGGCCCAGACTAAAGCTCAGTCCGACATGGTTAAGATGCAAGTCGAGGCTCAGAAGGCTATTGCTCAAGATGATCGTGAGCGCGACAAGATGGATCAAGACTTGCTTATTGAGGCAGCTAAGATACTTGGCCAGTACGGTACGCAAGTCGATGTTGCCAACATTCGCAAGGCTCAACAGGAAGCCAGATATCCAGATAAACGGCCATCTGAGGCTGTATCTGGCGGAAGGTTTTAATGAGTATTAAAGACAAAGCATCAAAGATTAAACAGCTCACCAATGATCCGACGTTTGTGTCGATCATTGAGGCTGTTAAGTCTAAGCAAGTGACGATATTTTTAAATCCCAACTCTACTGAAAAGAGTCGGGAGGCGGCGCACAACGTTATTTGTGCATTAAGTGAAATCGAAGATTACATCAACACTGTTCTTACAGACGAAAAAATCTTTGATAAAAACAACTAAGGGAGACAAGTACCGTGTCAGACACGACTGAAACCACATTCGATGGAAGCATCGAGCAAGCAGTTGGACTAATCACTAGGCCAGAGCCTTCTGATGAAGTAGAGCAAGAAGATATTACTGAATCTGAGGATGTATCTCCAGAGGTGGAAGCATCGGAATCAGAGGATGTTGATGACGCTGAATACGACGACAGCGAGGAAGATGAAGTAGAAGTCGAAGCGAAGGACGATGACGACGAAACAGATGACGAAGCCGATTCTGAAGAACCTGTATATTTTTCTGTAAAAGTTGACGGAAAAGAAGAGCAGGTAACCTTAGAGGATCTCAAGCGTGGTTATTCTGGCCAGAAGTACGTCCAAAAAGGGATGCAAGAAGTAGCCGCCAACAGAAAGCAAACTGAAGAGGTTTACTCTGCACTTTTAGCCGAAAGACAGCAGCTCGTTGAGATGTATCAACAGATGCAACAAGGGCAGTTCTTGTCAAAGCCTAATCCACCATCTGACGATCTTTTGAGCGATGATCCAATTGGATACATTGAGCAAAAGGCAAGATACGATAAGGCAATGGAGCAATACAACCAGCAGCAAGTAAAAATGAGCCAGATCATGCAACAAAGTGAGCAGGCTCGTGAACGCGCTGTACAGGCTTATTTGCAACAAGAAATGCAATCGTTGGCAAATGTTATCCCTGACTTTGGTGACGCGCAAAAAGCAACCAAGCTCAAGGGCAAATTATTGGATGGCGGTCAAAACTTTTACGGTTATACCGAAGAAGAGATCGGCTCAATAATGGATCACCGAGCAATTAGAGTTTTAAACGATGCCATCAAGTACCGCGAGATAGTCGCTGGCAAGTCGAAAGCCGAGCAAAAAGCTAAAGGCGCGAAACCAGTTATCAAGCCGGGATCTAAGAAGGTACAAAACACTAATGTCAAGGCTATGGAACGGCGAAAAGCCAAATTTAAAACGAGTGGGCGCATCGAAGATGCTCTCGCTTTAATCGTTAATGAATAACTAAGTGAGGTCATAAAATGGCACAACCAACTAACACTTTTGACAGCTATGATGCTGTCGGTATCAGAGAGGATCTCTCAGATATCATCTATGACGTATCTCCAGAAGATACGCCGTTTTACTCTAAATCAAAAAAAGTAAAGGCATCTAACACTTATCATGAGTGGCAAACAGACGCTCTTCGTTCTTCAGCAGCTAACGCACACGTTGAAGGCGACGAGATTACCGCTAACGCTCGTACCGCAACTACCAGACAAGGTAACTACACTCAAATCTTCGTTGATGCAGTGTCAGTTCCAGATACAGACTCAGGTCTGAAAAAAGCTGGTCGTGCATCTGAGATTGCTTATCAAATGCTCAAAACTGCTAAAGAGCAGAAACTTGACATTGAGAAGGCTCTCTTTGACAACAACGCTCGCGTTGCTGGTAACAGCTCAACTGCTCGTGAACTTGCTGGCGCTCCAACTTGGTTGATCACCAACACTGTTTTTGGTGACAACGAAGGTGCTGACGCTACTGGTGACGGAACGGATGCTCGTACTGATGAGACAACCACTCTTACCGCATTCAACCAAACTGACTTTGACACTGTCATGCAGTCAATTTGGGAGCAAGGCGGCAAGCCAAACACTGTTTATCTCTCAGCATTCCAGATGAACAAAGCTCTTGCCTTCACCGGCATGAACAACCAGCGTTCAACGATTGGTGCATCAGTTGGTGGAACAAATGCTGTTATCAAGGCAGTTGATGTTTATGTAACGCCTAAACAAACCCCTTGGGCCCTTGCAGCGTAAGTTGCTATGGATAATCGCGTGAATTGCTGGGAAGCTAAGTTGAAAAATAAGCCAATCAGCAGCCAAGCGTCACAGGGATGTGACGAAGGTTCAGAGACTAGGACACGGAGACTAGAACAGTCAGTAAAGTCCCACGAGTGCGCGACAACCTACATGGTTGAAGATATAGTCCGATACTCATCAGAAATGATGAGAGGTAAAGATAAAGAACTTTGCCATAACGAAATGTGGGGAACAGTAGACTTCATGCCATCTCGTGAGAACCGTTCTCGTGACGTGTTTATCATGCAAGATGATATGTGGTCAGTTGCAGTTCTACGTCCTACAAAGAACATGGAACTTGCTAAAACTTCTGACTCAACTCGACGCGCAATCGTTACTGAGCTTACTCTCGTATGTAACAACGAGAAAGCATCAGGCGGTGTGTTCGACAACACAGTATCTTAATTGATACGGGGGGGCTAAATGCCCCCCTTTTTTTAGGAGCTTGTTTTGAAAATCAAAGAAATAGTCCATCACGATGACGGCGGAGATACTCTGACTATTGAAAAGGTTTATGACAATGAGCCTGTATTACGCCAAGTAGAGGAAATTAAGCATTCTGGACTGGGGCAAACTGGAGACAAAAGACTGGTAGGCCGTATCCCAATGCATATAATGTCGCAATGGCTCAAGGAAGCCGGAGTGGACTGGTCTGATCATGGCGCGGCCCAAGAGGTCATTAAGCGTAAAATGTTATCAGGCGACTTTAACAAGTTTAGAGTTTGGGAAGGCAAATACTAATGGATCAAACTTTAATTAACTGGGCCTTGTCTGCGGTAAGCGCAGCAATCGGATTTTTTGGGCATCTTATATGGATGGCTGTTCGTGACATACAAAAAGCTCAATCAAGACTACAAACTAGACTCAGTGAAGTTGAAGTCTTAGTTGCCGGAAGCTATGTTAAGCGCCAAGAGTTTGAAAGATTTATCGATAGAATTATTGATAAATTAGATTCAATTGATTCTAAGTTAGATAGCAAGGTTGACAAGTAATGGCCAAGGTTAAATCTTTTGATGCAAAAGTAAAGCCGATCCCAAAACGAAAGAAGTTAAGTAAACGTAAAAAATTGGCAAAGATAGCAAAAAAATCTAAGCCAAAAAGTCCTTTATTTAGATAAGGAGAAAATAATGTTTTTTAGCGAATTGTTTGAGAAAGCAAAAGAATCATCTAAAGGTTTTAGAGATGCATTTTTGTCATGTATGGTCATGATGGTAAAAGGCAATCTAGCGGTACTAAGTTTTGCTCATTTTGCAAATGCATTTAAAGTTGGTGTTGCAACTATGATTGCATTGTTTGTATGTAACATGGTTAAGCCAACTGATAACAAGTGGATATTGGCTTGGATTGTAGGAACCATTACTGCGGTTGTTGACGCATTTGCACATGATCATTCATACGGATCTGAGGCAGTTCTTACCGGAGTCGGCGCATTTGTTTTAGCTATGGCGTTCACCAAAGTAGGCGAACTAGGGATAATTAAAAGATGATTCCAATACTAGGAGCATTGCTTGGTAGTTTGGCAGAAAATGGCCTTGGTCTTTTGTCCTCGGCTATCCAAGCGAAGGGCAAACAGGTAGTCGAAAAGACTCTAGGAGTTACGATCCCAGATAATCCAAGCGATGTTGACATTGAAAAGATGCGTCAATTGCAGTTTGAGCATGAAGAAAAACTGCTAGAGCTTGGAATAGAGAAAGCAAAACTAGAGCAAGAGGAACTTAAAGTTCTGATTGATGCCGCCAGAAACGAAGATAACAACGTATCTACTCGGTGGTCTGCTGACATGGCATCAGACTCTTGGATGTCAAAGAACATTCGTCCATTGACTCTGGTGTACATTCTTACCGCTTACTTGCTATTTGCAGGACTTAGCGCCAACGGGATAGACATTAACGAAAGTTATGTAAGCCTGTTGGGGCAGTGGGGAATGCTAGTTATGACGGCCTACTTTGGCGGTAGAACTGTAGAAAAAGTTATGGAACTGAGAGGTAAGAAATGAAACTCTCCGAGGAACAAGCGGCGTTCCTATTGGATGCCTGCAAACTAATTCAGTACGCCACTGAAAAGGGATTTATGGTTACTGGCGGAGAGTTGCACAGAACTCCTGAACAGCAAGCCATATACGTCAAATCTGGCAGATCCAAGACAATGAATAGCAATCACATTAAGCGATGCGCTATTGATTTGTTTTTCTTTAAAGATGGCAAGATTATCTGGGATAGAAAAACAATCTCAGAAATAGGCGACTATTGGGAATCTCTCAATCCTAAAAACAGATGGGGCGGTAACTTTAAATCACTTGTTGACTGCCCGCATTTTGAAAGAAATGTCTAATGGTTAAAAAAGTCTATCAAAATCCAAAAGGTGGCCTGAACGAAAAAGGCCGTAAATACTTTGAGAATAAAGAGGGCGGAGACTTGAAGGCTCCAGTTAAGTCTGGAACCAATCCTCGACGTGTATCTTTTGCCGCTAGATTCTCTGGGATGGCTGGGCCAATGAAAGATTCAAAAGGCCGCCCAACTCGTAAGGCGCTGGCGTTAAAGGCTTGGGGCTTTGGTAGTGTTGAGGCCGCAAGGAATTTTGCTAACAAACACAAAAAGAGCAAGTGATGAAAAAAGGACTCTACGCAAACATTCACGCCAAGCGTGAGAGGATTAAAGCTGGATCAAAAGAAAAAATGAGAAAGCCGGGAACAAAAGGCGCTCCTACTGCTTCGGCATTCAAGAAAGCAAAAAAAACAGCTAAGAAAAAGTAATTGGCTGATCCAGTAGCTAGACGTAATTCTCGCTATAAAAGCGTGTATGGAATTACGTTTCGTCAATACGTTGAAATCGCGTTCAGGCAAGGTAATAAATGCTTGATATGTGGCGTTGACGGCAAGCAAACTGAGAGAGAAAAATTATCAGTTGATCACTGCCACTATTATGGTGAAATACGGGGATTGCTTTGCCAGAAATGTAACACTGGGCTTGGGCTATTTGATGACAATCCAGAGGCTATAATCAAGGCAGCAAAGTATTTGAAAAGATTCAATAGAAAAATAAAGCTCTCAAGGGCTGTAAAGAGAATTTATTATTTTATTGTTAAACTCTCATGGTCGATATTTCCTACTTATTGGAGGCTTAAAAAATGAAAACTTGCCCAACTTGCCCAAATCCTAAGAAATGCATGGCAGCCGGTGAATGCATGATGAAGAAGGCGGCTAAAAAAAAGCCCAGCAAGACAAAAGCTAAAAAGGGATACTAATGCCGCTAGTTAAAAGCAAATCAAAAAAAGCCTTTAAAAAGAACGTAGAAGCTGAGATTAAGGCTGGGAAGCCGCCAAAACAGGCTGTTGCCATAGCTTATGCGGTCAAACGTAAGGCAGGTAAAAAGAAGAAATAGCCAAAATATGGAGGCTAAACAAGTGAATCGAGAGTGCGTATATCTTGAATGGGTTGACGCTGTAGCTGACTCAGGCTGGGAAGAAACTAAGAAACCAGAGCTTCATGATTGCTACACTCTCGGATTCATTGTTGCCGAGGATGACAAAGCAATATGCGTTGCATCCGCCATATCCAAAAAAGAATCAAACGCCAAGATTCATATCCCAAAGGCTTGGATCGTAAAGGAAGTTAGATTCAGTCCAGAATCCATAAAAAAAGCCCCAAAACGCGGGGCTTGAGTAGGAGGAGTATGAAAGTTAACCGAGTGAATTAAATGCCTCATACACTCGATCTACTGAATCATAGCCATATTTCTTAGCCAAGGCAAGCGCCTCAGTAGCTGTATATAATTTCCCGTCAATAAACGTAAATAGAGGCTCACCAGCGCGTTCTTTGCCAATAGCAACCATGTAGTAAGGCCCAAACTTTATGTGCTTTATACGCTTCTTAAATTTGCGTAAATTGATGCTTGTCATTTAATAGATAAATACAACAAAAACAAAAACAACAAGGAACATACAATGGCCAATATTCCAAAGACGTTAATCTTGTTAAATGCCTCGCTCTGATTGGCCTCTGCAAACACTTTTTCTATTTCTTGCATTATTTTATCGTTAGGGATAGAGCGCCCGTTTTCCCATTTGCTAATGGTCTTGTAATGAATATCCAATGCATCAGCTAATTCCTTCTGAGTGATCCCTAGCTTTTCCCTGTTTTCCTTCAAATATGCAGAAATATTGTCATGTTTCATGCGCCATCTCCTTAGTAAAATTCTCGACTTGGCACTGAGCATCTTCGTTGCCTCGGCATACTATAACACTTTGATTAATAGATTTTAAATAATTGTGCCATTCTAGCTGGCTTGCAGACACGCTACCACCACTTTTTTTCTTCATTTCAATCCAAAGTAGCCACTCCGGTACGAACAGGTCTGGGACTCCGGGAGTTACGCCCTCGGCCTTGAGACGTGCGGCGGTTACGATGTTTCTTTGGCCTCCGTTTGGTATCGCTATTATCTTGGCTTTGTAGGTCTTGCGAAACCAGCTTACAAACTCCCGTTGCTCAACGTGTTCACTTCGCCCATTTTCGTTGAACGACTTTGTAATACTTGCCTTCCCTCTTGTAGAAAATCTCATTTGGCGGCTTGCCCTTATTCATAATGTAGCAGATATCCTCCAAATTGCTTGTATTCAGAAACTTCACATCAATCTCTGATTTGATGGCTATGCTTGCCAACTTACTTACTGCCATGTTCCCGGCGTATCCTTCGTGCTGGATGGGGAAATATTCTGCAATGATAGGATCGGCCAGTATTTTAGAGTAATACTGCACCTTAACCATATCTCTGCCACTGGTTCTCGACCTATGCTTAGACCACTGCCAATCAAGAACAGAGAATCCGTCGTTGTTGTGGCCCATGATATCTATGTCATGAAGCCTCATGCGCTTCTCTTTCGTCTGAGGGAACTCGTATCCGCAGTCTGGGCATACTTTGACGGCTGGGGCCACTAAACTATCACACTCAGGGCAAACCTTTACTGGAGCCTCTCCAGTGCCTTTACCGGGCTTATTCGGCGGCTCCACTCTGGTTATCGGGCCATGCATTTGGACTACGCCAGCAAAGTCTAAAACTAGGCAATGATCGGTATGGCTCTTGTTACGCATACCGCGCCCAGCCATTTGGACGTACAGGCCCGGAGACATCGTTGGGCGTAGCATTGCTATAAGATCAATGTCTGGATAGTCAAATCCAGTAGTTAATACGTTGGCGTTGGTTAGCGCCCGTATCTTGCCAGCCTTGAACTCGCTAATAATGCGTTCACGTTCTGGCTTTAT